CCCCGAATCTTTGCCGCCGCAGGCCCAACCGAGCCAGCTCGGATTTTTTGATAAACAGCCCTCCACCCGGCACCAAAAAGGTGCCGGAGGCACTATAGCCCCCGGCACCCTGCGCGATCTGCGTCATGGGTTCTTGGTCGGTGCTGGTCATCAGGGTACGCGCCACCACGTCCACGGTGACGGATTTCGCCACCAGTGCAAGATCCCCGTCGACCTCCACCATCTTGTCCAGGTCCTTTCCCACCTGGCGGGCCTCGGTGCGTAAGCTGGCAGATACCACCTCAAGCAG